CTCTTTTTCACGCACAGGGTGATTTTCAAAACTGTAAGGGGGTGAGAGGCCGTTTTGGGTGCTCTGGATGGTGGATGACTTAGTGGATGACTTACTGCATTATTTATGACAAAAAGGATTATCAAACTACCAATTGCCACTGTTGAGGCAGTGACTGAACATCAAGAGGAGGGTGCAGCTCCGGAGGTGCAACCGTCTCATGATGTGGTTGCTGATGTCGGTGGTCATGGAGAGGCGGTGGCCGGCACCGAAACTGAGGGCCAAATGAAAAGCCGTGCAAACCTGAAAAAGAAAGGCACAAAGCCTTATCCAACCATTGATGAGGTTGTCATGCAGATTAAAACTCTGTTGCAGTCAAAAAAGACTTATAGCACAAGCCTTGACCATGCAATCTATGTGGCAGCAGTCAACTATCTTGCCATGATGCATGTGCAGAGGGATATTGCAAGAGCATCAAAGACTTACTATCAGTATATTGACAAGATGGGCAACACCCAATATAAGATAAAACCGGAATATGCTAAACTGCCAGACCTCACAACCTCTGCTGTCAAGTCCCTCAAGGCCCTTGGTTTGACCCTTGAGACAATGGAGGCATCTGATGATGACCCTTTGGAGGCCCTGACAAACCAGGTTAATGACATGCTAAATGGATGATTTGACCAAACAACAGAGGAGGCAAGCCAAAATTGACATTGTCAACCTGCTCAGGCAGAGTGGGCGGTCAATGATTGAGGCACTTGACCTTGAGCAGACAGATGACCGTCTCCCTGAGTATCTGAGAAAGGTGGTTGAGTCTCCGGAGAGGCACAACCTCTTTGAGTTATTGGCTGTAAGGAGGTTTATTTCATTCATGCAGACCTTTACCTTTGTGCCAGAGAGGGTGAAAGTGGTCATTTTGGTGATTGAGGCACTCAAATTCCCTCAGTCAGATGGCATGAAAAGTGTCCGTCTGTCTCCGGTGCAGGTGTTTATCCTGGCCAATATCTATGGATTTTATGATGACAGTGGTCACAGGCTCATCAGAAATGCCATGCTATTTGTGCCCAGAAAGTTTGGCAAGACAACATTGGTGGCCGGCATTGCCATTTATGAGTTTCTTTTTGGGGATGCAGATGGCCAGGTCTATGTGTGTGCCAACTCATACAACCAGGCAAAAATCTGTTTTGATGTCATGAGGCGGTCTCTCCGGAGTCTGGACAAATTCAACCGTTTCCGTATCAATAGAGAAATTGTCTATAACAACCAGAGGGGGCGGACTGCCTTTGCTCAGTGCCTTGCATCTGATGCATCCACCTTGGATGGCCTCAATGCATCATGCTACATCCTTGATGAGTTTGCACAGGCCAAGAGTGCAGCTCTGAGAAATGTTATGGCCACATCCACCGGCACCAGGGAAAACCCTCTTGAGCTGATTATCACCACAGCATCAGAGTTGCAGGACTCTCCATGTGTGGACACCCTCACTGCCTATCAGAAAATTTTGCTTGGAGACAGGACTGACAACTCTGTCTTTGCCCTCATTTTCATGCCAGATGTGGATGACCAGGATGATGACCCTCTGACATGGGAAAAGGTGCAGCCTCATTTGGGATATACCGTCAAATCTGACTACTATCAGAGGAAATGGGTGAAAGCCCAGGAGACAGCAGAGGACATGGTGGCATTTAGGACAAAGTTGCTCAACATCTTTGCAACCAACACAATGAAAACATGGCTCTCCGGTGATGAGATAAGGGGACTCTATAAGCCTTTTGAGTGGTCACAACTTGACCCAGAAAGCCCTCCCATGTGCATGGTGTCCTTTGACCTCTCTGTCTGGGATGACTTTTCTGCTGTTTGTTATGAAATCTATCTTGAGCAGACTCAGTCTTTTCACTATCATATAGAGTATTATTTGCCAGAGGAGTCTCTTGCCAAGCATGCCAGGAGAGAGTTGTATCAGTCATGGGTGGATAAGGGCTTTCTCAGGTTGTTGCCAGGGTCAGTCATAGACTATGAGATGATTGTCAATGACATTATTTCCCACAATGGCCAAGTGATTATTGCCGGCATAGGTTATGACCCATATAAGGCCAAAACTGCCGTGAACATGCTCAAATCCGTTGGTGCAACTCCGGTGCTCAAGCCCATCAAACAGACTTATGGTGAGTTTACCGGCTCAGTTGAGTCTCTTGAGATGATGGTCAAGGTGCATGCATGCTCTTTCAGTCCAAATGAAATCACAGCATGGTGCTTTGGCAACTGCCTGATGGATGAGGACAGGCTTGGAAACCGGAAACCCATCAAGCAGGCGTTGGCTCTCAAGATTGATGGGGCAATTTGTTGCCTCATGTCCCAAAATCTTTTCATGAATTTCAAGAGATAAAGCCAAAAGTGCAGGATGCACTCATGTCTCAATGTTTTTACCCACAAAAAAACCCTTTTTGTGGGTTAAGTAGAAACATGTTTTGTTATGTATTTAGAGATTTCAGACCTCAAAAAGCACCTCAACATTGACCATGATGAGGATGATGCCTATATCAAGGAGTTGATTGAGGTGGCAGAGGACTCAATTGCCACATATCTCAACCGGCCTTTGTCGGATTTTGTTGAAAAGCATGAGGATGGCAGGTGCAACCATGACACTCTCAAGCCGGCCATCAGGCATGCGGTCCGTCTTGCCGTTGGTGCATGGTATGCCAATAGGGAGTCTGTCACCTATGGCTCTGCCTCAGAGCTGCCAAATGGTATTGCTTACCTGCTTTTGCCACTCAAAAAGTTCTAATATATGCAGGCCGGATTGCTCAGAGACATAATTGTCATTGAAAAGACCTCTGTCAACAGGAACTCAGATGGGTCTGAGGTCTTGAAATGGACACAGAGGTGGAGAGGCCGTGCCAGGGTGGAGCAGAGTGCAGGCAGCCTGGTCATCAATAATGGTGAAACATTCAACACAATCACCAAGAAAATCACCATCCGGACAAAGCCGGTGTTTGATGATGTCCCATCAACCCTCCGTGTGGTCTATAAGGGGCAAAAATATAGGGTTTTGAGCATTGACCCAAGGATAACAGACATGGCCACAATCATGATTGTGGAGTTGATAAATCAGTAAATTATGGCACTTTTCAATTTCAAAAATAGACAGAAACGGTCAGCAGAGCAGTCTGAGGCTGCATCAGAGCAGTCCCAATCTGTTTTCAAGATGGCAAGGGGCACAGATGAGGTCACTCAGAAAGAGTTGGCCCTGAGAATTGCCACTGTTTACCGTTGTGTTGACATCTTGAGCAAGGGTGTTGCCCAATTGCCTCTTGAGATAAAGCGCAACATGGGCGGTTATTTCCAGACAGAGATTGATGACCTCTTTGGCCTCAATTATCTGTTGAATGTCAGGCCCAATGAAAGGATGTCTGCCTTTGAGCTGAAAAGGTCAATGATGGTGATGACTCTCATCCAGGGCAATGCCTATCTCTTGCCGGTGCTTGGCTCAGAGTCTTATGATAAACTCATCCTCCTTGGGCCAAATACGGTCTATTATGACCCTTTCACCAACACCTATTCCATATCTGATGCCATCAACCGTGTCTTTGGCATTTATCCAGCAGACCAAATCATCCACATCAAAAACATGGGCATTGATGGTGGCTATAACGGTCTGAGCACACTGTCCTTTGCAGGCCGTGTCCTGGCCATTTCAGACAATGCGGACAGTGCAAATGTGGAGACATTCAAGAGTGGTGGCATCCTCTCCGGCTTTGTCAGTGGCAAGGGTGAGACCGTTGGCTTTGGCTCTGTCCAAAATAAGCAGTTGGAGAGTGTGGCAGACAACATTGAAAAGCAACTGTCATCTGGCAAAAAGATTTTCAACCTCCCTGGAGAGATGTCTTTCAACCAGATTTCACTCTCTCCCAAGGACATTGAGCTGTTGGCATCAAAGCAGTTCAATGTGTTTGAGATTTGCCGTTTTTTTGGTGTCCATCCTGATAAGGTCTTTGCTCAACAAACAACCAACTACAAAGCATCTGAAATGTCTCAGGTGTCTTTCCTTACAGACACACTGCAACCTCTCTTGACTCAGATTGAGTTGGAGTTTGAGACAAAAATCATCCCCAGAGAGATGTTTGGGGCATACAAGATTGATTTCAACATTGAGCCTTTGATGCAGACAGACCTGTCAACACAAGCCGAATATATGACAAAGACCATTGCTGCCGGTGCAAGGACAGTCAATGATTGGAGAAAGGCCGTTGGCAATCCTCCGGTCAAGGGTGGTGATGAGGTGCTTGTGTCTGCCAATCTCGTTGTGTTGGACAGTCCAAAGATGACAGGTGCAAGCGGTGAGTGATACCCACAAAAACAGACCTTTTTCACAGAATTATAGAAAACATTTTTTGCTATGCCTGATTTTGAGAGGAGAGTCTTTGACTTTCGTGAACACAGAGAATATGCCCCACACCTTGTCTCCGAGGAGAGCAGGGTTGTTGAGGGTTATGCCATAGTTTTTAACCAGGAGAGCCGTGTGCAGTATGACAAGGCATCCAGAAAGACATTTATTGAGGTCATTGAGCCAAGGGCTGTCACCATTGATTTCCTGAATGCTCAGGACATCAAACTCAATTTCAATCATAACAATGATTATATCCTTGGGCGGTCTTGTTTTGGCGGTGGCACTCTAACCTTTGAAATTGATGAGTATGGTGTGAAATTCCGTTGTGAACTGCCCAACACCACCACAGGCAATGATGTCCTTGAACTCATCAAGAGGGGGGATGTCTGGGGGTGCTCTTTTGCATTCACCTATGACAAGGACGGTGTTGTTGATGAAAAGAGGGGCGGAAAGAATTACCGGACAATTGTCAAGTTTGGAGGCATCTATGACTTTGCAATTGTGGTTGACCCTGCCTATTGGGGAACATTTGCAGGCGTTGTCGCAACAAGAGCCTACTCTGAGCCTCCGGCACCTGAGGCCGGCATCCCTGCCACTCAGGAGATGGAACTGCTCAAATTGAGAGGATTACTATAACAAACCATTTTAACATTTACTATTATGCCCAAAAAAGATGCAAGGTCTCGTTTCTTTGAGGCCAAACAGTCCTTGACTGCGCTCTATGAGAATGCAGGCAAGGAAAACCGTGCTCTGACTCCAGAGGAGTCGGAGAGGGTTAAGCAGTACCGTGCCGACATGGAGCAGGCTCAGATTGAGATGCAGATTGAGGCCGGTGAAAGACTTTCTGCAAGCCTGGCTATCAACAGCGAGGCTCAGAAAAGAGAACTCCGTCTGGCCTTTGCCAAGCAGGCCGTGGAGGCAGGTCGTTCCGGTGAGCCTATCCAGGTACGCGCTGCAAGTCTGATTGACAAGGCGGATGCACAGCCTCTGGTTGCCCTCCAGATTGGAGACATCATTGGCCCTCTTGAAAAGGGTCTCATCCTGGACAAAGTGGGTTGCCACATCCAGACCGGCCTCTCTGATGATTGGCTCTATCCTGTTGTTGAGGCTGTTGAGGCCACTGTTGCCGGTGAGAGTGCTACCATTGCAGACTCTGACTTTGACATCAACTCTGTCAAGCCTACTCCCCGGAGGGTTGCCATCTCCATCCCTGTCACCAAGACGGCCCTTGTCATGACCAATGAAAAACTCTTTGATGTTGTGGTCAACAACCTCCGGATGGCCATCACCAGAGTGCTCAACAAGTGGATGTTTCAGGGCACTGCTATTGCCCAGGATGTCAATGGCCTGTTTGTAGCACCCACCACCATCATGGAGTCTGCTGCCTCTGGCGTTATCTCCTACAAGGACATTTGTGCCCTTGTGGGGGCGGTTGATGCCACCGGCATTGAGCCCTCCATGACTGCCGGCTTTGTCATGACCAATGCCATGAAAGCTGAACTCAAGGCCACTCTCCGTGGCAATGGAGACCGTTTCATAATTGAGGATGACAAGATTGACGGTGTCCCTGTGTTTGTCACTGAGTATGCACCTGCCGACACTGTTGAATTTGGCTATTTCAACTATGCCCTGGTTGGTCAGTTCGGTGACATGGACTTGACCGTTGACCCTTTCACCCTGGCCAAGAAAAACCAGGTGCAGTTCACCCTCAACTCTTTCTGGGACATCAAGCAGGCCCGTGCTCAGGCATTTGGCAAGCTGACCAAGAAAGCCTAAATCAACTCTCTGACGGCTTTTGCCTCACATCCTCAAGGGGAGTGAGGCAAAGCCTTTCAAATGACCGTATATGGCAAAGGGACGGATGACATCTGATGAGTTGGCGGTGGTTGACACCTCCCAAATCCAGGAGAAATTCAAGGATTTGGACATGAAACAACCGGAAATCAGGAAAGCACTGAAATCCGGCATCAGAACAGCTCTTGGAATAGTCCGGAAATCTGTGAGGAGTGGGGCTGCATCAGTCACCTCCAACAGAGAGAAAAGGACAAAGGGTGTCAGTCTTGTTGTCTATCGTAACGGCTCCGGAGGTCAGGTGAACATTTATAAACCTTTCTACTTGTCAGATGGCAGTGTTTTCAAACTGCAATGGCTTGAGGAGGGCACAAAAGAGGGCACAGGGCGCAATGGCCGGAGACATGGAGCGACACCTGCCAAGCCTTTTTTCAAGAGTGCTGTGGCAAGTTCAGTGGGCCAGGCGGAGGCAAAGCTGTCAGATATGATTTTGGGCGCAATTGACAAGATTGCATCAAGACGGAAATGAGACTCAAGATAGCAAATCACCTTTACTCAGTTTTGAGCCAGGATGAGAGAGTTGTTGCCATGGTTGGTGACAACATCTATCCTGTGGCAACCAAGGTGGAGAAAGCCTTTCCACTCATCCTCTATGAGAGGGACACTGTTACATCTCGCTATGACAAGGGTGGGTGTGCCTATGTGGAGTCTGATGCCACCGTTTTAATCATCACTGCGGATTATACAGAGGGCGTGGAGATTTCAGAGGCAGTCATTGATGCTCTTGACCGGAAAGAGGCAACCTATGATGATTTTGATGTCCTTGACTGTGTCCAGACAGGGGCCGTTGAGGGTTATCAAGACAGGTCATTTGTGCAACAAGTTCAATTTCATTTTATAACATCAATCAAATAACTATGCCAACAGTTGGAAACAAGCGGAGAGTCTATATCACTAACAGTGCAGGCTCTCAGCATACAGTCCTGAAAGGAGAGCAGACCAACTCCTATTCTCGCTCTATGTCTCCCATTGAGGTGACGGACAAGGATGTTGAGTGGGCAAATTTCCTTGCAGGCAAGAAATCTGCCACTGCGGATGTCACCGTCAACCTTGACAACAAAGCCACCGAGGCTCAGCACACACTGCTCACCTCCTTTGCAGCAGGAGACACTGTCTTTGTGTTTATCGGTCAACTTAGTGGAGAGGGCAATGCCACGAGAACAGAGGGAGATGCCTTTGAGGCTCTCATCACTGCGGTCAATGACACCTCTGACCAGGAGTCGGTTTGCTCCAGGCAGATTTCTCTCCAGGTAACAGGTGCGCCCACTCACTATCCTCAGGCAAATGAATAGCAGATAAATCAGAGATATGGTTTCTGCTATTCAGAAAATCACAATCAAGGACGGAGTGTCTGTGAGATTGCTCATCACTCCGTCTTTGTTTTCCGTTGCCAAGCGGAAAGGCATCACATTGGAGGTTGAGGACTCAAATGATGTGCATGCCACTCTTGATTTGTATGTGAAAATTATTTGGCTCTCTGCCATCAATTATGTGGAGGCGGAGAAAATGGATAATCCGGATGTTGAGGATTTCAAGTTGAAATATCTTGACTTTGCTCAGTGGGCCGGAGAGAACAAAAAAGAGTTTTACAAGATGGTGTCAGTGGCCGTTGAGTGTCTCTCTGGAAAGACTGCCAAGGAACTTGCAGAGGAGCATGATGCAGAGCCTAAAGGCGAAAAAAAAAACTGACACTTGCCTTTGATTGGGATGAGATAGCCTCATTTCTGATTGGGCATTGTGGAAAGACTTACAAGGAGGCCATGTTTACAACCTATTATGAGGTTTTGGCTCTCCAGAAAGCAAAAGAACAGGAAAGGCATGGGCAATGGAACAGACTGAGGTGGGCGGTTTTTCAGATTGTTTGGAAAATCCCTGGCAAGAAACCCAATTGGCCAAGGGCTGTTGAGAGGATGTTTCCATTTCCATGGGACTTTAAGGCAATAAAAGAGCCGGTTGATTGTGTTGTGACGGAGGATGAGGAGGCCGCTTTTTTGGCCATTTTTAAGGACTTTCAAGCAAAGAAAGGCAATGAGTAAGATTGGAGATTTGATTGTCAGGCTTAGGCTCAGACATGATGACTATGAGAAAGGTCTGAAAGACTCTGAGAGGCGGACAGACTCTTTTGCCAAGACCATCAAACAGTCTTGGACAATGGCCGTTGGCAAAGTGGCAGCGGTCACTGCTGCAATTGTCGGTGTTGTCAAAGCCACTGACAAGGTTGTCCATCATAGCCAAGCCATGGGTGATGCTTGGGACAAGACAATGTCTGGCATGAAATCCTCATGGGACACTTTCCTCAATGGCGTTGCCACCGGAGACCTCTCCGGCATATTCTCAAGGATGGTTGAAAATGCCAAGGCTGCTCAAGATTTTGCCATGGCCGTTGATGCCATTGGTGAGGCTCAGACTGCCTCTGCGTTGGTTGAGGCACAAAACCTTTCCAGGTATCAACAATTGATGGAAAAGGCCAGGGATGTCAACCAATCCACCAAGGAGAGGATTGCTGCGGTCACAGAGATGAAAAACATCTTGACACAGCAAAACTCCGGTCTTATCCTTGCCATGGATGCTGCTGCGGAGAAAGCCATTGATGTCTTTATCCTCAAATGCAACACCAAACTCAAACAGTCTGACATCACCTCTGAGATGAGAGAGCAGGTCAAGGGCTTTCTCATTTGGATGGGCAACCAAGGTGATGGATATGAGGAGGCGGTCAAGACCATGACCCAGATAGAGTCTCTCAATAAGCAGATGAGAGAACTTTCAACCAATGCTCTTTCAATGGAGTCTCATGGCGTAAATGCAAAGCCCATGAGAGATGAAATCCGGAGGCTTGAGACAGAGGTTGAGAAACTCACACAGGACTATGTTTCCAATGGTGGCAGTCTGGAGCGGCTCAACTTACTCATGGGCTACAACAGTGGTGACACTGAGGAGGCAAGGAAACAACTTGAGCAATATGTGTCTGCTGCTGCACAACAGAGCAATGCCGTTGAGGCCCAGACTGCCAGATTTACAACATTGCAAAACTCCCTATTGTCCACCGTTAAATCCACCAAAGACCTCATTGACATTCTCCCTGCCTTGGGTGATGGATTTGCAGAGGCATTTGCCAGAGAGACATCACCTGACTTTGTCGGCCCGATGTCTCCGGATGTCAAAAAGGTGGTGGACATCATGAATAACCTTGGCAAAGGCGGTGGTGGCAATAAAGGCGGTAAGACCCAGGCAGAACTCTATGCAGACAACCTAAGCAAGATGCGTGGGCTTTATGAGCAGCATGACCGTTGGAAGAACTCTTTTGACCTCAATGTCATCAAGGAGGATAAAGCCCTCTATGCAGACTTGTCTCAAAATGGGGCAACTTACCTTGAATTTCTCCAGAAAGAGAGGGAAAAATATCTCAACAAGACCTCTGCTCTGACCGGCCAGGAGAAACAGATTTTGACACAGCTCAATGATGAGATTTCAAAACTCACTCAATGGCCAGAGGTCAAGATTGATGACACTCCACTCAAGGAGTTTGATGACACCGTTGATGACCTCATTGATGACCTCAATGAGTTTCTTGAGATAGATTTTGACCTCCCATCTCCTGACCCAAACTTTGAGACATTTGAGGAGTATGAGGCTTGGCTAAATAGGATGAAAGAGGCATCAGAGAGATGCTCTGAAATACTTAGACAAGCAATTGTTGATGGCATATCTGGCAGCATCCAATATCTTGCAGACTCTCTCATGGGGTTGGAGGATTTCTCTGCCGAGGGCCTCATGAATGCCTTGCTACAACCATTGGCTGAGGCAGCAATCACCATGGGTGAGCTGATTATGATGGAGGGTCTTGCTGCACTTGCTTTCCAACAGTCTCTTGGCAACCCTTATGCTGCCATTGCTGCCGGTGCTGCCTTGGTTGCAGTTGGGGCAATTGCCTCTGCCGGCCTGAAAGCAGCCGTCAATAAAGCCACCGGCACCAATGCCGGTGGTGGAGATGGTTATGTGGGTGGGACATCTGGGGGAACAAGCACAGTTGCCTCAGAGCTGACCATCTATGTCAAGGGCCGTTTGAGTGGCTCTGATATTGTGCTTTCTGGACAAAAGACACTTAATGAGTGGAGCAAGTGAGTTATGATTGATTTGAATAGTTATGGTCTCAAGTATGTTTGGGGTGGCAAGGATGTCCATGGCTTGGGTGTCCAATTACACATTTTGCAAAGGGATTTGCCTGAGAGTGTCAGGGTCAAGTCAATTGGCTCATTGACATTTATCAACCTTGACATCCAAGGCAGTCAGAGTGATGTGTCTGCTCCGTTTGTCAAGACATCCCTCTCCTTTGGTCTTATTGATGCACCTGACAAGAGCACATCCATTGTGAAATGCGGAGGTTGGGAGGAGTTTTTTACTCCCGATGCCACTAAATATCTTGTTGTCCTGCGGAGAGAAAATCCTGGAGGATGGTTTGATGATTGGCGTGGCTACATCACACCGGACTCATGGAAAGAGTCTCTTGACTATCATGGTGGGATAACCGTTGTGGCAAGGGATGGCCTTGGCTTTCTCCAAAATATGGATTTTCAATATCCCTCTGAGAATATCTATGGAGTCAAGGGGATATCCACAATCTTAGATGAGTCTCTGTCGGCAATCAATTTCCCCATGGAGCACATTTATCCATGGGACTCAACAGGGCAAAAAGATGCATCACACCTGGTGTCTCCATCTGGGACTTACCTGATAGATGCCGGTGTTTTTCTTGAGCATTTCTCCGGAGAAAAGGTGCTTGATGTCCTTGAAAAACTCCTTGAGGCTGTAGGATATTGTTTCAGGTTTATTGGTTTTTGCAAGTGGGTTGTTGTCCCTATCAAAAATTTGCCTCTTTTCCAACAGATGCAGATTGTGAGTGTCCCTAAAAGGGAAATTGAGTTTTATGGAGGGGAGAGGACTCTTGACCCGGCTTTTAAGGAAATCATTGACAAAGTGTCCTATGAGCATGAGGATGAGTTTGATATCCCTCTGGACATTGCCTTTAATGGCTCTATTGTCAATTATAATGGGACATATTATGACACTGTGGGGCAACATGGTTGGAGAATTTTTGTGGGAAAAGAAAGACATGGATTGACAGAAAAAGCATGGAAAAAGATTGCCATGTGGACTGGCCAAGGATTTTTCAATGGCAATCAGGGGGTGCAAAGAGAAACTCTGACCAACCAGGAGGGGGAGGACTATCTGAAAACATCCCTCTTGATGAGTGCTGACCGTGTTGATAATGATACAACCAGATATTGTGAATTTTGGACAAATATAACAGAGGGGGAGCTGCATATTGAACTTGGCCGGCCTGTTGAACTCAAGACGGCATCCTCTCCCTGGGAATTTGCGAGGCTCAAAAATTACATTTATACTCTTGAGTATCAAATCCAATATACAGATACCAAAACAGGCACTGTCTATTATTGGAATGCAATCACCGGATGGCTGACATCTGGGCCACAGCCACAAACCTATGCAGTTGCCACTGCGATGGCAACAGAATATGAGGTGAAATTTAACCTGCCAGACATATCTGATGCCGGTGGAAATCCAGGGGGCATCCTGAGAGTTTATTTTCTTAATTGGCACACAAGGGGTGATGATACACCTGATAATGGCTCTTATGTGCCAATCAGAAAAATGACATTTTCCGTCAAAGTGCCGGTGTTGAAATCAGACACCGTGCGGACTGTCAACAATTCCAATTATAATGTTGTAAAAGAAAGGACATTGGAGGTTGCTCCTATGTCTATTTTGAAACCTTATATCAATGGGACATCCTATGAAAATGCATTGTGGGACAAGGACTCTTATAGCAGGCTCATCCCTTTCAGTTACAATGTATTTTGGAGCAATGAGGACTCATCCAAGGCAATACCAATGGCCGGCCAGATACACAAACAGTTGCTCTGTTTTAACGCAGACCCTCTTTCTATTCTTGAGGGAGATTGTTTCCCTGTGGACAAGTCTTATCCCTATGCATTTGAGAGCATTTTGACTTATAAGGGCAAGAAATATATTTTGCAGGCCGGCACTTATGATGTCTTGGAGGGGCGGTTGACCGGGGTCATACTCCATGAGTTTATTTGGTATGATGATTTGTGGGAGGAGACACAGTCAGTCAATCTTGGTACATTAACAGAGGCCCAGACCAATGCTATTGGATTGGCTTTGAGGGGCACCCTTGACATCACAGAGGCGGAGGCAGATAGCCTCTTGGCATCAGGGGAGGATATAACTCTGACAAAGGCTCAGTTGGCCAAAATTTCAAAAGCAGCAGAGGAGGCATCTGTTGAGGTTGAGGCCACCACCATAGACAAGGCCACAGTTGCACCGTCTCACAGTCTATTGGAGACATCAAAATGGGCGGATGCGGATGAGGCTATAAATGAAAACAATTAACAACTATAACAATGGCAAATCTATCCAAATACCGTCTTGGCACAACAGTGCCCATGGCCGTGTCCTTGATTGACAGTGGAGTCAGTCTCTCATGGCCAGATGTGGAAATTTTGCAGTTGTGTGTGTACTCTGAGGCACAGAAAGCCTTTGCAGGCTATTGCCCTTTTGAGGTCTCCGGAGAGGATGCCACCAAACTGCTCTGCTCTTTCCCTGCAAAACAACAGGCTTTTGTGGGAGATTACCGTCTTGTTGCCCAATTGAAATACAATGACAATGAGGCCACTTATGATGCCCTTGCTTTCACTCTCGTTGGCAAGACTGAGGATGTTGAGGATGTCTCCACTAATCCGGAGACGGTTGAGGTTGGCATCACCATCTCCACTTTGCCCTCATCCACCATCACTGAAATCCTCAATGCCTGCATCAAGGCCACTGCTGATGCTAAGGCCCAGACAGAGGCTGCATCAGAGGCGGAGGCCCTCAGGGTGCAGGCAGAACAGGCAAGGGTCACTGCTGAAAATGCCAGGGTGGAGGCAGAGAGACTCCGTGCCCAGGCGGAGGATGCCAGGGTGAGAGCTGAGACTGCCAGGGTCAATGCAGAGAGTGCCAGGGCGGAGGCAGAGAGACTCCGTGCTCAGGCAGAAACTGCCAGGGCCAATGCAGAGACCTCAAGAACAGAGGCGGAGGCCCTCAGGGTGCAGGCGGAACAGGCAAGGGTCACTGCTGAAAATGCCAGGGTGACTGCCGAGACTGCC